GTAAACTTATAAACGCTGTAATCAACATTTGTGCTTATAAAAGTTTGATTAACATTAGCGTTTGTAGTCCATACTAATCTAGCACACCAATTTGTTAAGTCTATTGGATTTCCATCACTATCTTTATATACTAAACTGAGCCTAAAAGACGAACCTTGTTCAATAGTAAAATCATATTTACTAGCTGGCATAATATTTTCCTTATGCTAATGATGTGGTACGTATTAATATACACCTAAAAAAAAAGGCCGGCGACAAGCGCCAGCCTTCTTTTCTAAGCACATTAAAAACTGATCAGAGAGAGCCAAGAAGAACCCTACGGTTATCGAGAACAGCAAAACCTTGTTCAGCCCAACCATAGAAACCAGCTCGTTTTTGACGATGTAGTGTGTCATCTTCGAAGATTTGAACTTCTTGACGAACTGGCATAATGAAACTATCTCTCTTACGAAGATCAAGACCAACTACTAGTTCAACGTCAGTGGCTGGAAGAGCAGCACCAAGAACGTTTTCATAGAATAGTTGATATTGTTGACCTTCACCAAGCTCATCAAGATCATTTAGATTGACACCAAATACTCTGTTAAGAGTACCATCAGCAGCAACATAGATCTCACGACGAGTGATTTCGTCAACTTGATCCACGCCCCAGTTGCGAATGTCTTCCATAGCTTCTGGAGAAACGTAAAGATCGGTTAACATACCACGGTTGTTACTGGCGCTGTTACCACCACCATTTCTACGCATAACAGTCTTCAAGAGACTAACTAGACGCTTGGTGAATTGACCAGCATCAGCATCACTATCATAGACTACGATGTTACGATCAACACCAGCAGCAAGTAGTGTGTGCCAACCATCGTCATTCATCTTTTTGACGAATTGAGCTTCTAGAACTTCCATAGCACGACCAACAACGTCCCAACGGGCATCGCGGGCATACTTTAGAAGATAATCAATACTAGCTCCAATGTCATAGGTTGGAACCATGACATAATCACCTTCAACGTGACGTTGTGGAATATAACCATGATTTGGAATGGTATAAGCCACGAAGTCTTTTTCAGTACCTGGAGCAAGAAAGTCTAGTGGAAATTCTGGAGTGGCACTTTGAGCTAATACGATTGGCTCGAAAATACCATTAAGAATGTCACCATTTAAAACACCTTGACGAAGAGGAAGTTCTAGGGCTTTGGCAAACTCAGAGTTGGCGCCAAGAGCTTCTTCTTTATTTAGCGAACCAGAACGAACAAGAAGGTCTGTTAATTCTGGAGTTGCTTCGAAACGTTTATTGGCCATATTTTTCTCCCTTATCATGTTATATTAATGTCTACTTTTACATAACCATCAGCATCTAGAGTGCTTAGGAATCGACCAACCTTGGTGCTACCAACCAATGCTGTTGGTGTTAAAACACCATCTACGCCGTAGTAAGCAGCGGCACCAATTGTTGGAGTACCACTAACTACGTTTGTAGTCACTTGACCTTGACGTAATAGTGTTACCTTACTACCAATCTGAACTTCATCTCTATGCCAGTTGATGTGTTGTCTTGTAAGATCAAGATTAACAACATCATTTAACAATAAACCTGCTGGATTGGTGCCTGATTGGTTAGCCGCATATTCAACAACAGCGTTAGCATCGTCCATACTGACGCCGCTACCACCGCTTACATGCACAACTATGCCACCGCGTTCACCTGTCTCGTTCATGAAGAACGAAATATCTGTGTATGCTTCGATACGATCTGGTTTTAAAGCCATGTTCACTCTCCCTTATTTAGTTTTTTACCTAGTCTGTTATATACAAAATCAACTAAAGCAGCTCTTGTGTTTTCAACTTCAGAAACTGTTTCTTCTTCGCTACCAACACTAAGATCAATGGTTTCTTCTGTTTCTGCGGTTTCTAGAACCTCAGTGTCAGCAGAAGTTTCTTCGGAAGCTTTTTTCTTCATAACCATAGCTTCTTCTTCCATCTTCTTTTTCTTCATTGGCATCATAGCAGCAAAAACTTCTGTCATGCTGTCAAAAGAAGCATCATCAAGACTTTCAAACTTGTCAACTGTGCTTGTAGCAAGTTCAGTGTCTAAGCCTGTCTCGAGAAGAGTTGCCATTCTCTTCATCTTCTTTTCTTTTTTCATCATTTCGGCCTCTTTATCCTTGTAAGCAGCAAGGATCTCATTGGTAGCATCAATTTCGGCCTTCATTTTCATCATTTCTTCTTCTTTTTTCTTCATGTCTTCGGCCATTTTCTTAGCAGCTTCTTCTTTTTCAAGAACAGCAGCATCAAAAGAGGCTTTGACTTCAGATAGTTCGGTTTCTGTTGCTTGAAGCTTAGCAGAGAGTTCTACATTCTTACCCTCTAGATCTGAGGCTAAAGTTTTTGCTTCAGCAATAGCATCTTTGCATTGAGCCATAGCTTCAATCTTTTCTTTGATTTCGGCAACTTCTTTGTCTAAACTCATATTGTTCTCCTTTAGGTTAGCTTGATTTGAAAATACACCTATATTTTCAAAATTGTCATTTTTTTCTTTGGCTAATTCTGTATCAGCAGTCTGTTCATCAAACCTCAAATTGTTTTTAGTAAAAATAATACTTTCGGGATTAGCTGGCTTATCAACAAACCCTTTACCAGAAAATGTTATTTGTCTTAAAACTCTACCAATTTTATGGTCTTCATATTCACCAAGACCACCATATGCTCTAAGATGTTTTGTTAAAAAGGCGGTATCTTCACCTCTATTAAGTATTTTATATTCACCCGTAGCTTTATTTGTTAAGCCATAATCAAAACCCTTAAAAAAACATTCCATACTAACATACTTGGTTCCGTTTTCAATTTCTGCTATTAATTTTTGTGTTCTTTCTTTTAGTTCTGGTTCTGTGTATCCAACATAAATAACAGATCCAGTTAATATGTGATATTTTTCTGGAAGATTATCTAGAGGGGTGGATTGATCAATTAAAATTCCTTCATCTGTGATTGGCCAATTAGCAGTAATATGACCAACAATTATACCTTCATCATGTTCTAGATTTGTGGGCTTATGAATTGGCGTATTTTTCGCTGCCCAAACTTCACTTCTGTCGAAAATATCGTCATTTTTATTCCAAGATGTGGTCACTAATATAGATTGAGTATAATATAGATCTTTATCTTCTATGCCAGCTAACGCCTTAATATCTGTTTTTCTTGTGCAGAATGTGGTTGAAGATGGTTCTGCTACTGAGGCGTAAGTAATGGATGCTTTGGCTGATAATGCTTCTTCTAGACCGTCTGCAATTTCAGATGCAAAAATTTTCATAATGCGCTTTCTTTGTAAATATTTGGTCTATTAGGATGAATACACCAGTTGATACAAATAAGATTTCGTATATTTTGTTTCGTCTGTGGTAAGTGGCCGATTTATCTCATTATTTAGTGCTTTATTAAATTCTTTATATTGATGATACTTTTCGTTAATATCAATACTATTTATAGTATTGAGTTTTGATAAAACCAAGTCTTCGGTAACATCCGCAAAAGGCTCTAGTGAAAATAAGATTTTGGCTTTTGTGGCTTCTGCTTCATTATATTCGGTATGAGATAAGCTTCTCATATTTTTTTTATTGTAAAAATCTAGTAAAATTGGATTCACTATATCAGAAATTTTATCCTGAGCTTCTATGCTCCAAATATTCAGTGACGCTCCGGTTTGTGGCGCAAATTGTTTTGTTTTTCTTTGCTGAGAATCTTTACTGTTTCTTGGTCGGCCTTGTTGTGGTTGTCCCGGTAATTTGTCTGATGTATTAGAAACTGGTGTTGTTAGTTTACTTGGCCCCATTTGTGTTTTAATTTCCACCGCGTTCATCTCACCCTTTTTCTTTTTATCTAACTCTAAGCCAATTTGACCTGGAGTAGCTAAACCTAATTGCATAGCCATCTTCTTAGCAGTATTTTCAAAATTAGCATCAAAAAACGGACCAGCTTTTTTAACCATTCTTTTGCTCTTTCGTTCTCTGTCTTCTCTGTTAAGTCTGGTCTTTTCTGTTTCTGGATCAAATCCAAATACTCTTTGAAGTAGCTCATCAGAAATAACATTTCTATCAGCTAATTGAATTAGTAATGCTTTTTCTGCTTCTTCGTTACTAAGGTCCATTCTATCAAATTCTATCTTTGCTGGAAATCTGAAGCCCATAGCCTTTTGGACCATAGCAATTTCTTTTTTCCAAAAAGCCGTTAATACTTTCCGACCATATTGAAGTCTTTGAGTTAGAGTTTTTAGACTAATAAAATTATTTGTGGTACCAGCAGCACCATAAGTGCCTGTTAGAGTAGGAGGAATACCCAAACCGGCATAAACGCTATTTAAATGTGGAGTATATTTTCCTTCTCCTAAGAATTGATGAACACTAGTTTTGCTTTCTAGCATCTCAATATCTGGACCCCAAACGAGATCAATAGTACCACCACCAACATTGTTTTGTAGTATGCTGCTTAGTTTATTTGCGGCTGCTGGAGTTGGAGCTATTTTATGTTCTAAACTACCAAGCTTAAATATTCTAACATTGCTAATAGCGCCATCTAAAGCTGCTAAGTCTGCTAATTTTAGTTTTTCTATAACATTAATATCATCCATAATGCTATAGATCATAGGAAAAGCCCAAGTTTTCCAGTCATCTTTTTTGTAGTGAAAAACAAGAGTTTTATCTGGGTCTAACAAATATGGTTTTCTAGTTTTAGCTGCGTCAACAATAGCTGGTGGTAATTGATCTACGATTTTACGTTCCGCATCACTTTTTGGGCTGTTAATAATTTTACGTAGACCAGCTGGAATAACAATAGAATAAGTTTTGCTTTGAACAAAAGAAGATAGTGGTCCTCCAACCACATCAACATATACAGGATCAATGAAAGTATATTTCCAAGGTATTTCTCTTTTTTCTACTTTAGGTTCGTCTTGGTTTATAATTAGGTCTGGACTACCAACGCTTTTGTATAAATTGTTTTCAACTTTCAAACTAATTTTTGCTGTTTGTCTATTAATTACAACATTACCAACGCGATATAAATTATTTAAAAATCTTTCGCTTCTTTCTTCGCCACTTACTTTTTCAAACCAATTCCTATAAAATTTTTCTATTCTTTTGTTGGGATGAACAAGCCTGATACCTTGGCAAGCAAAGTCTCCCATTAAATCAATAACATTTTTTACTAGACCAACCCGATTATAAATAACATCTGCTTTGTTTAGTATTCCTTTGATGTGAGTTGGAATACTTTCTTCTGGTCTAAAATAATCATAGTCGCTGCGCGTTAAGCCAGGACGGCCACTCGTGGGTCCGTCTAGATTAGAAAAATCTAAACGATATCTACTATTATTTGCTGTTGTTTTTTGAATAACAGTAAATTCATCTAATGCTTTAGAGGCCTCATTAAGAGCGGTTCTTTTATCGTCTAGATTATCGTCGCCCCAAGTTACGTATGCTTGTTCTGGAGATATTGGCTCGGCATTAGGGATAGCAGCATTAGTTTTATTAGTATTTTCTTCCATAATTGTATTATAATTCTATTGTAATGGATTTATATTTGATATATACACAATTATCTGTAAATCCCTTTATATATATCATAGTTGGCGCCGTTCGTAAACCAACTTGGTCCTTTATATAATTCTCCATTGTTTTTGGCCTTATTGCCTTCTCTTAAATTTGAGCCAATAATTTCAAAATTCACAGGCTCGATAGAACGATTATACTGTCTAGCTAACATATTTGCTATTACTAACGCGCTATATCTATCTTTTCTCAACTTACCCTTTTTACCATTAGGAAGTTTTACTTCAGGGGTATCCCATCTGTCTCGTCCACCAGAACCAGTGCTTGTTTGACTCATCATAATGGTGGTAAGTTCATTCTTTAATTCTTCTATCTCTAAAATACAATCGGTTTGACTATCATATAAATTATTAAAGTCAGTATTATTAATATCTTTATTTTCTTCGTCCAAAGCCAAGACTAAACTTAGTTGATCAAACCTTGGAAATAATAACATTTTATCTTCTAAGTCTTTGCGTAGTCCGTGGTTTGCTTGACTAGTCCAATCTGCTCTAGCAAACTGCACAAGTTCTAGTATATGCAATCCTGGATGATCATCTGTTTCTTTATATTTATCTTCAATTATGGGCCAAATTAATTGCTCTCCTTCTTCCAATTTTCCTGGATCGTGTAATGCTTCTTCTATGGCTACGCCACCACCCTGAGCATCCATGCCTATCCTATAAGGAGGAAATGTTTTCATTAGGTTTCGTATTTTTCGAGCACAAAATCCGTAGAAGTCGTATTCATTTACCAATCCAGTTTTTTGTCTTTCTTTGAAGTTGCTACGATTAGTAGTCCAACAATATACAATTCTATTATGATCTGGATGTAGTTCAATAACTACTATGCTAAAATTGTCTTTTTCTGACGCCGGATCGATACCATAAATATATTGGTACTGCGGATTACCTTGAGTAGTTGATTCAAACAATATTGGTTTTTCATTGATTATTATTGGTTTAGTATCACTAACCACACAGCTCTCAATCAAACTACGCCTAAAAAACCCGTCACTGTCTTCTGTAAAACAAGCCGCATATTCCATATTGTATATGCCAGTATGGATAGTAACTTTAGCCCTACTAACTTGTTTATCATCCATGAAGCCTTTCGGAATTAGTTCGTATGGCATTCTAATAATGCTATAGTCTTTCCAGTTAAAGTTATCTGGAACTTCTCCGTTAAAAATTTCTTGTAATTTATGTGGATCTCCTTTACTCTCAATAATAGTTTTATATCTTTTCCAGTAGCTAGCAAAATGTTTAAAAGCATAATCTGCTGTACCAGATATAATAGCCTGATTACCTTTTTTAATTTGAACCGCTTCTAGTTCATCGTTCCATAATCCAGCTTCTCTTAAAGCTTGTCTCTTAGCTTCTTCTTTAACATTTTGAATAGGATTAGCACTAACGGCAGCGAAACCAGATACTACTGTTTCGTAAATGTCTGGTGATATTGATGCGAACTCGTCTGCTATGATGATATGTGCTCTAAGACCTCTGATCTTACTACCATCACCCATAGGCACAGCAATCGTCCAACTCTCGCCTAATCTAATGGTACATCTGTCAACATCTCGACGCGGACCATCATTGTTTCCAGTAAAGATACTACGTAATATGGAACTATTTCGCCACAAAGTTTCCATATACTCGAATATAATTTTGCTCTGTCTAAAAGCAGCACCCACTACCACTATTTTTGTGCCAGGAACCAACATGCAACGCAGGATACAGTACAAAGCCATTAAAAAACTTTTACCGAAACCACGAGAGGCGATAAACATAGGAAATGGACGAACCCAAAACTCCTCTAAAATAGCAATTTGAATAGGATGTAGCTCTATGCCAAAAAGTAGTTTGCATGTGCTACCAAAGTATTTAGGGTTGTGTAAAAGTCTTAATAGATGAAGATCTGGATTTTCTATATCTTCTTTGCTTCTGCCAATCATAGGGTTTTTGTCTATGATTATTTTGGATAGGTCGCCCAGTCCAAGCCAAGCATCTTCGAATACTTTTTTATTGATTATTATATCGTTCATATATTCTCTTCATAAGACTAACACTAAATCGTTCAGCATTAGATGCGTCTCCGCAAAAAATTACTTGTATATTATATTGTAGTTGAATTTCTATTAGTCGTTTAATAATATAATTGCCACCAATTCGTAGTTTACTCCATAACTTTTTGGGAATGTCGCTACCCACCGGAAAATCATATACTTCATCGAGAGAAAACTCAAATACCATGTATGAATGTTTTATCTGACTCAATCTTTCTAGAACATCTTTGAATCGACTTTCGCTAAGGTTTGTGGCCAATTCGCTAACGCTCTTTTTACGTTCTATGGCCAATATATTTTCAAATCCTTCTATACTATAATCTCCTGTATCCAGCTTCTTTTTAGCTGTTTCATGATATCCAAACTCCCAAGGAATTTGTTCTCGTGTGTCTATAATTATAGTAAAAGGGTCTTTGTTCATGATACTAGCCTACTAAAAAATTCTCTATAGCTGTCCTCATTATCTTTTATAAAATCATGGTGCAGTCTACAAAGGGTGATACCGTTTTGAGGATGAAATCTTAAACCGGGAAAATCGGCCCATCTGTATATGTGGTGGGCTTGTAATTTTTTGGTATTATTACATCCTGGCCATTGACATTTATGATTGTCTCGTGCATATATTTTTTTACGCCATTCTTTGTATTGGGGGTCTTGATAATTTCTAGTCATCTAACACACTCTCATGATTTAGAAATGGTTTATCAACTTTGCCGTCCTGATATTCATGATAGTCATATAGTTGTTTTTTATATTTGCCAGTGGCCATACTAAGAATTTCCATTTCTCGACCTTCTTTTTCTCGTACTTCTTCGTCTTCTAGCATTCGTATTAATCCAACCCAACTGCTTTTGCCATCTTCGATTCTTTTGATACGTTGTTCTCTTGTGGCTTTTAAATCTTTGCCTATCTTTTGTTGTTCATTTAAAAGTTTGGTATATTCGTTTGTATAACTAGCTATACTGTTGCGAGCAAAACTCAATTGAGTTTCTAAATTGGCTAAGCGCGGCACATCTCTTTGGTCTTCTGGTTTATCATATTCTGCATCAACTAATCTTTGCAATTTTTCTGTTTCACTAATATGGCGCTTTCGCTCTTTCATGCTTCTATTAATAAGAATATCAATAGTAATAAATTGTTTGATTTGTAATTCCTCAGCAGGAAGCACATCTTCACGAAATTGTTTAATAAGGCCAATCCATGTATTTTCAAAATATTCTAACTCGCCGCTATCTTTATCAAATTGGCGTTCTATTTCATACCAAAAACTTTTGCTGTGTAGTTTTCTTAGTAAAACTTCGTTTTCACTTTTTTCTTCGATAGCATATAGTTGATTCTCATCAACATACCTATTAATAGGAGCTTCGTTTCTATTTAAAGCATTCGCTATTTGTTCTATGCTTAAAGTTTGTATATTATCTCTGATGAATTTTTCTTCATCTAAGCTTAGTTGTCCTCTTTTTTTTGCCATAATATTTCCTGTATTTTAGATAACAACTTGTCTTTGTCTGATTTGGATACTTTGCTGCCGCCCTTTAATTTGAGATAGATTGACCGAAATTCCCCAGAAAGTTCCTCATCTAATATTTTTAGTATTTCTTGGTTTTCTAAAGATAACGATTCGTTATTTAAAAAAATATTGCTATAATCTTTAACCTCTTCTATGGTGGTTAAATGCATAAGGTTCTTTTTGCTTTCGTTTCTTTTGCTCCAAGAAGAGTATAAGTCACAATCATTTTTATTAGAGTATTTTGTGCAGATAGAGAGGGTCTTATCAAAGAGTGGACAAGTATAACAAGGTTTGTCGGGCCTTTGATAGTTATCTCTTTTGTAGTTAAAAAGGCGATTACGAACGTGGGTCCAAAGAAAGTTTTCTAACGGTCTGGTGTGATCATAATTTTTTAAGCCCTCTAAAGCAAAGATACATATCTGTTGCTTCATATCTTCTATATCATGATAGCCAAATTTAAATTTGTAGGCTAACTTTTTAGTTATAATATCAATAACTTTTAATAGTTCGTTTTCATCAACCTTTTTTGGGTTCTTCTTTTTCTTCTTCTTCATGTAGTATTTGTGCTAGAGTTTTTTGGGGGTCTGGTAAGTTTAGATCGTGTTGAACATCTAAATTTTCACTAGCAATAACTTTTAGTTCGCTCATAATAATATTGTCAAGTTTCATAATTTGTCCTTGCGTTAAGTGAACAATGTTGTACTATATACTAAGTTATTAGTACACTTTTGTCAAAAAGGAACAATTTTATGGCTAGTTATAAAAAGTGGAGTGATGCAGAAATAGGGTTTGTTAGGGATAACATTAACATTTTGAGTGATGAGGAATTGGCCAATAAGCTAAGTAGCATGACGGGCGAAAATATTACTTATGGTATGGTGCGACGTCAAAGGCGAAAACTTGGTATTGTTAAGCCAAGGGGGCGTCGTAAGAAAGTTCGTGATATTCAAGAGCTTCAGCCAGAAACCTGAATTTAAGCATAGTATTCTTAGAAACAAAGGGGCAGGAGTCTTATGATTCCTGCTCTTTTTTTATATATTAGGGGGAAACTGGCTATTAAACTGGCCAATTTATATATGAGTGGCTTATTGTTTTTGGACCACCGCCGC